CTACAGTTTCACTCTGGCACTTATTCAAGGGAGACAACCTCCAAGGTGATGTCTTTAGCAATCTAACGCGAGATGCGCGTGATATATTTCGGGTCGCCGAAAATGTGATTGATAATCCCATCACGAAGAGATTCAAACAGATCTATACGTACCTTCTGGTGCAAGGTTTCTTATCTAAAGTAGGTAAGGAAATGGAAATCGAAGAATTTCTCAAGTTGGAGAAGAAAGTGAAAGTAAAATCACACACACATGTGATTTTGCTCGTGATTGACACAGCCATCATGATTTGTGAGCGCCTCGACGCGTACAGATTGACAGGTGATTGGCACGCTCTATTACATGAAGAAGCCACTTACACAAAGTGGATCAAGGATGCAGAACGATTGATCAATCTTTCACCCTTCACATCGAACTTGGAGGCTCAGGGTACAACCTATTTTCAGTTTGTATCCGATTTGAACGACGCTATTGAGCGTGGTGAAGCGATTAGCAAGTATTCCATGAAGAATACTGGTGGTGAGAGCACTCTTATGAGAAAGAGACTCAACACACTGCGGTTGCTGAAGAACACGGAGATTACGCGTCGTTCGTCACAAAAGGAACGAAAAGCTCCATTTGGTGTCTCTTTGTATGGAGGTTCTAGTGTTGGCAAGTCTGGTTTCACCAAGATGTTGTTTTATTATTACGGAAAATTGCATGGTCTTGGAACAGAAGATCATTTCCGTTATGTAAGGAATCCAGCGGATCAGTACTGGACCAATTTTACATCCAGCGCATGGTGTGTACAATTGGACGATGTGGCATTTTTGTTACCCAGCAAGACTAGTGAAGTGGATCCCACTTTGATGGAGATTATTTGTCTGGTGAACAATGTTCCTTATGTTCCTCCCCAAGCTGCTCTGGAAGATAAGGGGAAGACCCCAGTGATGGCGGATTTGGTCATTGCTACATCCAATGCACCTGATTTGAACGCAGGTGAATACTTCTACTGTCCTCTGGCAGTGCGACGTCGTTTACCATACGTGGTAAACATCAAACCAAAACAGGAGTATTTAGCGGATAATGGAAAATTTCTTGATCCCAAGAAATTACCAGAGTGCAACAATGAATTTCCAGATTTCTGGAACATTGAGGTGCAAAAGTTGGTTCCTACCGAACACAACGGTAGGGATTCCGCTACATTGGAAACAGTCAAAGTGTTTTCAGACATCAAATTGTTCTTGAAACATTTTGGTGAAGCTTCTCTCAAACACAAAGAAACACAAAATGCTTCGGAGGCTTGTGATAATGTGATGCGTGAGTTGAAAGTGTGTAGGTTGTGTTGTGAGATTGGGGGTGATTGTAAGTGTTTGCAGTCTTATGTGTATTCCTCAATCACAAGATTCGTATTGACTTCCTTGATAACTTGTATTGTGCATGTATTGTCCCAGATCACACTCACTCTCATGTGCACCACAGTGTGCATGTACCTGATGCGTTTCTTTATTTTTCGGAGAGCTATGGCTGCTTGGACGAGTTATTTGAACAAGGGTGTTGAGATCAAATTTTTCGGCATTGCCAACGGTCTGCGTGAAGTGAAATACAAAGTGTGTGTGAAACACTTGATCAGTGCCACTGCTATATTCTCACAATTTTACCTTATGTACGCAGCGGGTAAATATGTGTGGAATAGCACCAAGAACACTCCTAAAGAGGAAAAGAGACAACCAAAACAATCTGAACCAGTCAAGGTAACGGTTGTTGAGAATGTTTCCACATCCACTGATGATATCTGTTTTAAGCATGAATTGCAAGGAAATGTTTTTGGCACTACTGAAGCTCAGTTGGAAAAGGAGGAATCAAACAATGTTTGGTATAATCCAATGATTGAACTCAGTTCATTCGATGTTCCCGACGCTTCAGCTTCTTTGAGAAATTATTCACCAAGTGAAGTGCGAGATCTCTTTAGTCACAATTGCGTGAAAATAGAGATAGTTGCGCAAGATGTTCGTTTTGCGACCCGAATGTGTGCTGTCTATGTGAAAGGACAAACGTTGTTATTCAATCGACATGCAGTACGCTTAGGATCACGCTTCAAGATGACAATCTACTCGAGTGTTGCTACACCTGGTGTCAACTCAAATGTGACAGTATTTTTCGATAGAAGCGAATTGAGTGAATTACCAGAGAGGGATCTTGTATCTCTTTGTGTGCGTAATGCACCTCCTCGCAAGGATATCACTAAATACTGGAACAATACAAATATCCCATGTACACGCATGCTGGCCGTGCGTCGTACTAGGGGTGGAGTAGTCGAATCAAGTGATATTTTCAACGTGCAATTCTTGCGGAACTTTAGTGTTGAGGCACTCAATACACGCATGCCGATGTATTTTGGTAGTTATGACGATGAAACAAAGGATGGGGATTGTGGTACTCTCGGTATCGCTTTAACTCCACAAGGACCCATCGTCCTCGGGCTGCACACTATCGGTTACAACACCACAGCTGGATTCCCTCACGTCACACGTGATGAGATTCTTTCTTTGTGTAATACTGACAGTGGTGTGAACGGTGTTGGTGCACCCAAATTGTCATTGAATGGTGAGAATGTTTTGTTGCCACCGCATCACAAGAGTGTGATCCGTTATATTGAATCAGGTACGGCAAATGTGTATGGTAGTTTACCCGGTTTTCGTGCAAAACCGCGATCACGTGTGTGTTCAACACCTCTTCAAGAAGAAATGGTGGAACATTTCAAGTGTGAAATCAATCATGGACCACCAGTGATGAGTGGTTGGGAGCCAATTTACAACAATGTTGTCGAAATGGTGAGCCCCAACACTGATATCAATCAGGCGCAATTAGATCACTGTGTTCAATCATTTGCAAAGGACATCATTGATGGTTTAACACGGGAACACGGAGAAGCGTGGAAAGCTCAACTTGTCACTTTATCACGACGTGCGTCCATCAACGGATTGCCAGGTGTGAAATTCATTGATCGTATCAACGTTAATTCTTCCATGGGTCATCCGTGGAGCAAAACCAAGAAACAATTCCTGGTACCTGATGCAAGTGAATCATACCCAGATGGGGTGGACTTCACAGATGAAGTGTGGCAACGTGTCTCTGAAATTGAAGAGAAGTACGCTCGCGGAGAGCGTGCTTATCCAGTTTTCACTGGTCATCTCAAGGATGAAGCTCTTCCTTTCAAGAAGATAAACGCCAAGAAAACGAGAATGTTTACTGGAGCACCAATTGATTGGAGTCTTGTGGTTCGCAGCAAACTTCTATCATTCGTGCGTTTGCTTCAGAAGAACAAATTCATTTTTGAAGCCGCACCCGGTACGGTGACTCAATCTGAAGAATGGACGGATTTTTACAATTATCTCACTTACTTTGGTAAAGGGAAAATTGTTGCTGGTGATTACTCCAAGTTCGATAAACACATGATAGCTGCTTTTGTACTTGCTGCATTTGAAGTTATCAAAATCATTCATCGAACTGCTGGATTCACAGAAGAAGAGATCCGAG